TGTGCCGTTATTGGCAGGTGCTACATAAGTAGGCATCGTTTAATTCTCCTTTACTTGTTATTAGTTGGCATAGGCCGTACTCCTGTAAAATTAAATGCGTTCAGAAATGCGTTCGATTCTGTAGGCTTCGGTTCATTACCAGTAGGAGTTACGAACTGTGGTTTAGGAGGTTCTGGTTCAGATTCTACAACAAATGCGTCAGAGTTAGAGGAAGTATACTTCGTTGTAAAATCATCTGCCCCCACAATTTTTGAATTATCTTTATCGAGTTTCAAGCCTTCTGCAATCATCGAATTAATGAAATCACGTTTTGCGGCATTACTTGTAAACTTCTTACCATTTGCAAATTCTCTTACAGCAAATTCATAAGCCTGTTTATCTAACTTGGCCTGTAATGCTTTTGTATCCGTATCATACTTTGTCTGCCAATTACTGATATCGGTATTAAGTTGCGCTAATTTATCTGCATCTGTTCCTGCATCTTTTAGCTGTTTCCTTAATGCCTTTAAATCAGTATCTCTTGTAGAAATTGTTGTATTTAAGCCTTCAATTTCTGTGTCTTTCGCCCTCAAATCTTCCGTATACTTATTTTTCGATACATAATTCCCTTCGCTTAAATCAACAAACTTTGCTGTTCCTGCAAGATGGGTAAACTGTTCAAAAGTAAGTGTACCGTTTTCCGCTTTTTCAAATAATTCTTTAATTGTCATATCTTCTTTGCTCCTTACAATCTTTTATGTCCGTTATTTTTATTTCCGCATTACGGTCTGCGGTTAGATTGTGCATTTCTTTAAATGTCTTTATGCTAGACAAGAAGGGGATTATGCCAGGGAGGTTTGCATAATCCCCCATGAACATAGGAGGACTCGTAAAATGAAATCACCCTCATTCCACGTAATTATTATATAACATTTTGGAAAATTTGTAAAGTATTTAACTATATTTGTTAAAACTAATTAATCATTTTTTGTATCGGTACTGCTTCTATGTTTAATGCCTGCTTGGTTTAATTTTTGTTGGCTATCACGTTGGCTGTACCAATTTTGTTTTGCCTCTACATCATTTTTTTGCTGTAATTGGTTATACTGCATAGCTAAATCTTGTTTCATAGATTGTAGATTCTCTTCCTCGATTCTCTGTAAAGCATCTTGTGCCTGTCGTTCAGTTTCACCGAAGTACCACATTCTATTTTCAAGTTTAGATGCAAGACCTTCACCCATAAGAGTAAGTCTGGTATTAAGTTCTTCGTAGGTATCAACAATCAAACTATCATCCCATTCAAATGATACATCATACTCACCTTCCGGTGTAATTTCATACAATGTACAATATACATCCATAATATAAACTACATCACGTAAGGCTTCTTCGATAGCTTGTTGTACCTCTACGTTTGCCTGATAACTACGCTGTTTGAGAATCTTTAATTCCGTTGCAGTTCTGGCAATATCTACTGAATCAGAAAGAGTGCCTCTACTAATAGCACATACATCCTCAATTCTCATGAGAATAGTATTTAAACCATTCGTATAATTGGCATCACGTAATGAAGGTGCATACGGTTCAAATAATTCATCCTCACTAATATCCACTTTACGATACAAACGCTCTTGCATTGTACCTAATACAGTATGACCGTTGCCTTGATTATCTTCCATAAACTTAAATGCGTCACGGTCAATATTTACCGCCATCTCGCCGGCTTCATATTCCCAAAGCAATCTACTGTACTGCATATCTGCATCTTTAATTAAATTTACTGCACGACTAAAACCTGAAACACCTAGTGGACTTGTTGTATCTACAGTATTAGCCTCGGGCATTTTGAAATATGCAAATAACGGCTTTACAACATTTTTGATTGTTGTTGATGGCGGTAAATATTTCCATTCAGGAACCTCTGTTAAAGAGATTTCTTCTCCTAAATCTATTCCTAACATTTCTTGTGATACTGTATTATTAATAGATTTAAATGCACGATTGATAACTTGTACTTTATTACCTTCCCACTTATGATACTCTAATCGTCTATAGGTAACATCCTTTTCAATCTTTGTCTGAATAAATGCCGCCTCTGTAATATTATTACAAGCATCAAACGCAAGAGGATAAAAACTATCAGCTTGTACAAAGTCAAATTCAATAGTCATTCTAGGCGTAATTTCTGAATCATCTTCACCGTCTGCAAATACTACATACGGTTTAATAACTAATCCGCCCTTTGCAATGCCATATTCAATTTGTTTCCTTAATTGTTTCTTTAATTTTTTATATTGGGATTCAAGGAACTTTGCACGTTCTGTATCACCGATAGGTTTATTTTCAATAATAATTTTCGGTTCTGCTGAAGGGATTAAATTACCGTATTCATCTGGTTCCGGAGGAACATAATCTGGATTTTCAACTTCAACATCTTTAGTCGGTGTGGTTATTTCACTTTCCATTTCTAATAGTGCTGTTCTAGCTTTTTCACTTGCAATCATCGCCGCAAGTCCTAAAGATACAACTCTATTAGGATGCTCATAAGTCGGCTCGTTCAACCACGGTGATTGATCTTTATACATATCACACCATAATTGAATCGCTGTTTCCATTTGACTTGAAATAACAGGACTGACGTGCAATGTCTGTTCTATTGTCTTTGCACCAACCATTGTTTTTAATATCTCCTTTAACTTGTTTACAACTGAACTCCATAAAGACATAGTAGTTACCTCTTAAATTTTGCATTTTTACGGTCTTTTCTCCATGTTGGACCACCAAATGACCAAGCAATTTGAGCGGCTTCGGTTGCGTTATGGGCACGGATTATTTTATAAACTTTGTTTACTTCATCATAATATCGAAATGAACGTATATTAGAACCTTTAAATCCAAGCTTTTGCCCATCCTCTCCAACATTAAATCCTGGTTGTTGACCCCATTCTTTAGGTGTCCAATTACGTTTATCTCCCCAACTTTCATTAGGTGTATATTTTCCACTCCTTGATTCTTTCATAATGCCACCTTTGAACTAATCATTTGTTTATAAATAATGTTGCCTCTTAATTCTTTCGTTAAATCTTTTCCATATAATAAAACAGTTTCAGGTTTTAATTGCCACATTATTGTATCCCAAAATGCTCTAATCTTTTCAAAATTTCCCCAACGACCTTCTCCCATTGTAGATATTGCTATTGTACTATGTCTAGGAATACCAGCACAAAACATTTTAAATAAATCTGTATTACCCATATTAAATGTCGGAATAACTTTTATTCCATGTTCTTGCCAATATTTTCCACACCATCTGTTTCTATATGTATTATATATTTGTAGAGCATTAGGCATATCTGCGTAAGGAGAAAAATCTGGCGATAATACAAACGCAAATCTTTTTAAAACATCAACATATCTATCAGGATATTTCCACACACGTTCAAATTGATAGTCATGTAAAAAGAAATGAACACCAATATTTTCTGGGTGTTTTTCTTTTAACGCAAAATTGAATCCTTGAATAGGAATATCTTTAAGATTATCAATATGAACCGGCTCTAATTCTGGAATACCGTATTTATTATTTGCTTCATATTGAGCATACGCTAAATTACATATATTTTGCTCCAAAAATCTTGTACTTGTATAATCACCATTAAATTGCATATACTACTCTCCTTATATACTGTTAGTTTCCTTTTCGTTTCCAATACCTTTCAAGTGCATATCTAACACTATCAATAGCGTGGTTATCAACATCAGGATAAGCACTAATGAAGTTACCATCTTTATCTGTTTCATATTCATACTTAATAAATTCATCCCAAGTATATGGACATCTTCGTTTATCAATATAAATATGATTTAAACTTTGTAACCACTTCATACTGTATCGAACACTATCAGGTCCTTTTTCAGCACCTCTAATAAATGCTCCATACGCTTTAAAGTCAGCAACAGATTTAGGTTCAGCACTATCAGCAGTAACTAATTCTTCCTTTGACAATAGTTTTTCTCGTTCATAGATATCATTAAATACAGAAATATTTCTTGCATCCCACGTTCTGTATTCGGCAAAGATATATAAGTCTCTATGGTTTTTATCAAAGTGCATACGTGTAAAGTGAAACGGGTCGATAGCAAAACCCCAGTCTATACCGTTGTAAATTCTATCAAAAGTTTTCCACATAGGGATTTCACCTATAGCATTACCATAACTATCATATCTAGTAACTAATTTAGTAGTATCAAAATCCTCTACGTTAGAAAATACATTACCACCAGTTCCTGTTGGAACTCCAAGATACTCATGTTCATAGGCTCTTGGATTAACTGCTTTTAAATCCTCTGCTTCATCTATAAATACTTGCCCCAACCATTCTTTTGGAACATCTAAATATGTATTACGAATAACTCTTGTGGAATTAGTAAGTTTGATTTCGCACATATCAGTATATTCGTTTGCCCAATTATTTCTACTAATAGGCGGGTTGAATGTACGAAAATCCCAAAACTTGTCACCACCACGCATTGTGGACTGTGTTACAGTACGCAGTTCATTTTCACCTGCATATTGGTCCAACTCTTCAAACCACGTAATACCTAAATATCCGAAGGGCGGTTTTATAGATTTTACTTTCATTGGGTCATCAAGACCCATAAAATAAATCTTTTGTCCTGTTGGAAGATATTCTATAGGTGTGCTGTATGTTTTAGGAATTTTGAAAAACGCATCAAGTCCTAACTTATATATTCCCCAAATTACCTGCGAAAATATACTATTCTGAATTGTGTTTGCAACCTTTCTAAAACATACAGCGTGAATATCTGGATAAGTAGCGATTAATAATGGTATAGCAATACCACCAACAAAAGATGATTTTGTACTACCACGTCCGCCAGGAAATACATATCTAGTATGACGATGCTCGAAAATATCTTCCAGAACATCGTCATACATAGGGATAATACACTCCTCGAGAGGAATACTTATATTAGCCATTTGTTAATTTGTTCACCGCTTTCTGAACTGCGGCATATTTACTTCCAAATACTTTCTTACGAATATCACCGTTACCGTAAACACCCGCAATTACTTCTTTTGCTAATTCTGATGATTTGGTTCGTGAGATATGATTAATGATTTCTTGTACTTTATTGTAGCTTGCACCGAGTTTATGCTTACGTGTGCTACCTGTTCCATATTTGCCTTGCATCGTATCAGCAACATATTGTAATGTTTGCTTATCAATGGGAGTATATTTAGTAGTTTCTACAGGCTTTGCTACAGTTGTAGTTTTTACGGCATATTTAGGAATTGCATAGCCTCTGATACGTCCGTCACCGACCTTAATTTTACGAATCTTCACAGAATCGCTGTAATTCCCCTCGATGACATAGATGAAGCCATCTTTGACTTCTTTGACAAGTCCGATGTGGTCAGCCCATCCGTCATTAGGTTGTGTAGTATCATCCCAATTATAAACAATAATCCATGCTTCTTTAGGAGTAATACGTCCATCTTCATTCCAGATACCTTTTTTCTTGAAGATATCAATAAATCTCTGTACACTACATTCTGTTCCGCCAATTAAATCAACTGCTTTTGCCTTAATATAAACGGCAGAAATAAAAGTAGCACACCAACTATCTTTCGTTGTTACTGTATAATTTCTTGCAAGAGGTTTATAATCATTGTAGGTTTTTAAAATTATTTTATAAGAACCGTCAGATTCTTTAAGTCCTAACCATTCTTCTGCAATTTCAATAATATCTTGTGCCGTTACGTCACTCATATTCTTATCTCCAATATCAATTCTATTTCCTTTAGCATAATTCATCCAATCAGTAGGTGTCATGTTGGTAATATTTCTATCAACTTTCCCATCACCGGATGTAAACTGCCAAATTTCGTACTGCATCCACGGTCTTGTGCTGTAATGACTAGGCCATTTAGGAATTGACCACGAATTTTCATCCTTCGGATAACCAGCAAACCAAAGAGGAACTTTATTTGCTAAATTTGTGCATTGAGAAATACCGTCCATATTAGTATAAAGAAAACATTTGATTCCGGTTTTCTTTTCAACATAATCAGTAAATCTTTTTGCCCAAGTTTTGTTACCCCAAGATTTATTCTGACCGGCTTCCCAATCAAGAGCAAGAATAATTTTACCAATATATTTATTCACTATTGATAAGAAATACTCTGCTTCCTTTTCGGGATTATCTCCAGATGCGTAATGATACGCTCCTACTAATTTACCATCTGCAAGTGCTTTCTCACACATAGGCTTAAAATAATCAGCATATTTATAATTAGATTCATGCTGTGTTGCTTTAATAATTATAAAATCCGATTCTTCATAAGCCTTTGCAGGAACTGTTTTTAACGGATATCCGTCTCCGTGATATACGTCTATGCCTCGCATTTACTCATTTACCCCTTTTTGTGTCTGCTTAAAAATCTGATTAATGCCGGTTGCCGCAAGTCCGCTAACAATTCCTACTGCAATAGCTGTAAGAATATGAAATCCTGCAAATTCAGGCATTTTTGTAAAGTATGCAACTACGCCTAAAACTGCACCAGCAATTCCCATTGTAGCAGGAATCCATTCATCTTTGAAATTATTCACCCATTTACAGATGTTTCCAATAAGATAACAGATTACAGTAATAGCCGCCACACTTGCAATTCCTAAACTATCAATCATCTTTTTGCACCTCCAATTGAATGTTTTACTCTATCGTGTTCCTCTGCTTTTTTAGCATTGTTCCACTTTTCCATCGTTCCTACTAAATAGCCAGTAATTCTTCTCACACGTTCAAATTTGATATCTTTGCCCATGTTATAATTCATTTAATTATCTCCCATCGTCAGTTGCTTTAGTTTCTTTTAACTCATCAATACGATTCCAAGCCGCATTTAAAGAAGATTCCACTTTAATCATTCTATCGTGGTCTTCTTTTTGGTCATTTCTTAAACTCGCAATATCAGCTTTAATGTCCCTAATACCATCGCCAATGTTTTCTAATTTAATCATCACCGTAGTTAATTCAGTTGTTGTATCTTTACTGTTTTTACTAATTAATGAATACACCGCAAATAGTAACGAAGCTACTGAAATAATAATAGGTAGGTATGTCATATTATACCTCCTTATTTATTACGTCTCCAGTCAATGCTGACCGAAACAACTGCATCAGGCTTACCAGCCATTCTATTTTCCATATCAATAGTTCGTTTTGCAAGTTCTTTCGCCGCTTGTGTTCTGTCAGAAAGTGAAGCATCAAGTCCAAACTGGTCTTTTACTTCTCCTCGCATTACGTCCGTAAAATACTTCATTACCTCTGTAGCATCTGCTACATCATGCTTTTGAATCTCCCTAAGTTGGTGAAAATATTCTTTTTGAACATTTTCATCATTCATATACCGTTCGGCACGTTTCTTAATTGCTCCATCAGTATGGGATTCTTCAATAAGCCCTTGTTCTAGTTCCCACGAATTGAGTTTAACACTAGCATTACGTGGAACTCCATCCTCTAATAAAAAGAAAATAAATTGCATTTGAAGTCTAGTAAGTTTATTACCACCTTCAGTTTGCGCTCTTTTCATTCTGTCGTATCGTTGTGTTCCTCTTCCTCTATCCATTCACCTACTAACTCCTTTTGTAAAACTGATTGAGACAATCCTAATTTAGCTTTCTTTAAATTCCATTCAGGATTATCAATCGGAATTTCCCATCCATTACGTTCATACCAATAATCCCGTAAATATAAGATTGTTTGTATTTGAGAAGATGACTTAAATAATGTAATACTATCAGGTCTGCCTTTAGATTTACTATAAATCTGTTTTCTTATAGTATACATATTAATAGGTCTATTCTCTGATTGACTATAAAATTGTTTGCGGTCATACAAAAGCTGGTCGCCAAACTTTGTATTTATAGCCGCCTGCAATTTTTTAATCGTGTTACGATTATCTTTCATTACTTACGTCTCCTGCGTCTGCCGTCAAGCCTTTCTGTATTATCGAAGTGCGCTTGAGGTTTTAAGCGTCTGCGTTTTGTGCTTGACGTTCTTCTACGTCTAGCCATTACTTACGTCTCCTTCTACTCGCTCCGGCTCTACTTCTTGTTGCTCGTCTGATTTTAGTTACCCTTATTCTCGCCATTTAATAATTCTCCTATAATATCGTGTCCCACGTAATTTGCATATCCACTCTTATTACTAATATCCACATTACGTTGCGAATTAAAATAATAAAGAAATCCTGCAATCGTGCATACTTCTAAAACAACCATAATGCAAAAAGCAATAAACCATCTTCTCGCACTAGCTTTTAATTCTGCTAATATCTCGCTTGCTAAATTCATGTTATCTGACATTATAATATACCTCCTCTATATATCTTTATAATAATATAATAAACGAAAAAAGTAAAGTGTTCCCTGATTTAATCTTTTAATATTAGATAACGCAATGGTTAGCAAAATACGATCCAAAAAAAATCCGAAGTCTTTGAAAATTCAGGAAAACAAGAAAACAAATAATGCTTGAAATACATGATGCACACGGTTACAAAAAATCGTTAGGTAGACGCGGAAAGACAAGCGTCTAGTTAGTCGCAACTAACAGAGAGTAGGGGGTACTAACTTGAGTTAGTCAACACTAACTGAAGTTAGACACAGCTAACGAGCGTTAGTCAGAACTAACATGAGTAAGAAGAAACTAACATAAATTAGTTTAATCTAACTAGAATTAAATCAAACTAACATGAGTAAGTGTGTACTAGTATATGTTAGTAATAACATACTGTAGTTAGTCTAGTCTAATAGTAGTAAGCTATATCTAACGACTATTAGATATGACATATTATAGTTAGTTAATATATAACTAATATTAGTTAAACTGAACTAACTAGCACTCAAATAAAAAGAGTGCTGATTGTGTCAGCACTCTCTCTTTTTTCTGATTATCTGTAAAGTCTTCTAAGAGTATAGATTGCGTAGTCATCATTTAAGTCAATCAGCACATTTGCGTCATACTGAGTATTTCTTTCAGTTGCTAAATCATGATTTGCTTTCTTTTTAAGATACGCTCTAACTTTATTATTTGCTCGCTTGCAGTACATCACATTGTTAGTAGTAAGTCTTCTAGCTGTCTCATTGATGATATAGCAATCATCAATCTGTTCTAACAGCTTTTTAAGTTCTGTGAAGTTGCTTTCTGTTGTCTCGTCTTTCTTGTTCTCGTTGTAGAGATTTTCAAGTTCGACTGTTTTCATCGTTGCATTGAACTTTACGTTCATGTCTTTGAGTGCTTTCATAAGTTCTGTTCTTGTCATTGTCTTTCTCGCTTTCTCTGTTTTTAGAAGTTTATCAGCTCTTCTGTATCTCTTTATCTTATGTCTATATGATAAACGATAAAGCGCAAAAAGTCAATTTAGACTTCTTAGTGAATTGTGTATACATTTTACACACTATATTGAATTGATATACAATATCATTTTTTTATTACACTTTTCAACTGAATTATCTGACAACTTGATCTATTTAAAACAGTTTTCAGAAAATAGTCAAAAAACATTTAAAAAGATTAACGGTTTAGCATTTTGCGAGTGAATTATCTGAAAAATTAGTGCTGACTATCAGGTGTTAGTATTGATTAACTCTAGTTAGTCATATCTAACATTAGTTAGCTTAGACTATCGGCAGTTAGACTAGACTAACTCTAGTTAGTCATCATTAACTTTGGTTAGTTCAAATTAACTTTAGTTAGTCAGAAATAACTCTGATTAGTCAACACTAACTCTGGTTTGGTCTGGCTAACTTTGGTTTGTGGCGCCTAACCATGGTTAGGTCAGGTTAACTTGGGTTAGCCTAGCCAAACCTTGGTTAGGCATGGCTTATTTTGGTTAGTCTAACCAACCCATGGTTAGGTCAGGTTAACGGTAATTGCCCATACCTAACCACGCCTGACCAACCGTGCCTAACCGTGCCAGCCAAGGTTATCTGACACCTTACCGGATGGGTATAAATTGTCAGAATCCTTATTGGAAGGCACTAAATTATCAGATTCCTTGTCGATCCATCCAAGGTTATCAGAATCCTTTACGGAACCAACTAAATTGTCTGACAATTCGGGATAACCTAACCTGTGCCAAGAAAGGCTATTGATCCTCCACCGTTGGACCCAAGGCTTTTCGGTACCTGTTTCTCCTATATATAAAGGCACTACTCCGGACAGTATAAACCAAGGCTCTTTCTCTCTTTGCTATATTGTGCGACAACCTTGGACTGAAGTTTGTAGATTATGCTCGATCCATTGGGTTTATATTCCCTATAATGCTATTAATAGGTTCAGGTATCCACGGCATATATAGAGTAAAATAAAAAAGCACTCTTAATGAGTGCTGTTTTCTGCTTCATACGCTATATTATATAATTGCTCTGCTAAACGTCTAACATCTGAAATCATTTTTTCTGTAATGATACTATTATTCTCTATATTAAAATCTTTAATCATTGACATTCTATCTGCTACAGTGTCAATATCTTCTACTAGTACAAAAAGTTTTTGTGCTTCTGTAAGTGTTCTATAATCTGCTTTTAATGCTTCTAACTGTGTCATAGTTTTTTATCTCTCTTTCTGCGCTTTTGCGCTTTTCTTTTTACAATATAAGTATATCGCAGGGTGCATAAAAAATCAAATACTTCTTTTATATATTATTATATATAGAGAATATATAATAGGTAGGATATATAATAGGTAAAACGCACAGCAGATCCGGCCAAGGTTATCTGACAACTTAAATAAATGATAATTGCGGTATACACTATCTTATCAAAAATCTGAAAAAATAAGCGGAAAATACGAAGGAAATATAATTATCTTATCATTTCGCTGAATTGTGTATGCAATAATAGTAAGGATGTACAAATTATCAGAATCCTTGCTGTAAATTGTCACAATTTTCTGAAAATTTGTATGTATTCACCAAGGATGTCTGAATATTATATATTCCTTATATATAGTATATAATAAATAACATACCCAGCCAAGGAAGTCTGATAATATATATAAACCAACTAAATAATCAGAGCCTATGCTGACACCATCCAAGGCTGTCAGAACCCATTTGCGCAAGTGTGCTGGGTGCGTGACAGCCTTGGTAGGATACGCTGATTTGTGTGAAAATTTGTCATAATTCCAAGGTTTTCTGTCAATTTTCTGTGTTTTTGAGCGATTTTAGACAGCCTTGGCGCAATTTCTCGGGTCGAATTGCCTCGTGGGGACACGCTTGTAAATTTCTCCCTATGTTTTGCATGTCTGGATCAAATATTTCACAACATAAAGGTTAAGGTTGCTGGAATGCTTGTATTTCTGTTATTCCTTACTATATTACTACCTATTATTATATATGGTATTATATAAAGGATAGGATCATTAAACACGCTTAAATAGTTAGGTAAATGTTTTTTATTTATGATACATCCTTGAGGTTCTTTTCTTTCTTTTTTCTTTTGCGCCCGATGCGCGGATTTGTTTGTACTGTTTATAAACCTTGGTCTTATACACATATAAAAAGGCTGCCTGTTTAGGGCAGCCAACATGAACTTTGTAGATTAGGGTGTCTCTTCTTTTGTTTCTATCTCGCCATTATTATATAAGTCTCCTGTTAAATCATGTCCAACATAATTTGCGTTGCCGTCCTCGTTTTCGATTTCGACTTGCTGACTATCAATAGGCAGGCTTATATACCACATGAATCCGGCCACGGTTGCTATCTCTAATATTACCATTACTATAAAAGCATAAAACCATCTTTTGGTATTCTGCTTCACTTCGGCGAGAATTTCGGATGCTAATTTTGTTCCGTCCTCATCCATATACAATATCATCTTCCTCCTTTTTCTTTTCTACTTTCAGCCCATAAATTTCTATCATTTCGGCAATGGATCGAGGATCTTCTTCCCACTCGGTCCAAATATCCCCTTCACCAGTTCCCCGATGACGCACGATTGTTCCATCATCTTTTGTTTCAATGTACTGGAAGACAGTATCTCCATTCAGTACAGTAAGGACGGCGCTATGTACATCTAATGATGCTTCCACATCTTTTTCATAGATGTTCCCAAATGCGCTGAATTTGTAAGTTCCCTTCATGTCTGTTACCATAGTTTCTAACTCCTTTCTTTATTATATCGCCTCTACTTCAGCAGAGGCGATACTATACAGATTCAGATTAAAAAAGATTGCATCCCATGCGGCGTTCTCACTATCGTAAGTTCCCGCATACATTCTATTACCGTTCTTCAGATTCAGGATCAGCTTAAACATTTCTCCCACGCTCCTTTCTTAAATAAACATCAGCGAGAGTTTCCACGCCCATCTGCTGGGGAGAAATCTGAACATTTCCTGAATTTTGTTTGCCTTTTCAAAGTTTTTTCTTTCCATAGCTTTTTGCTATCCTTTCCTGAGTTTCATTTTCTGAACTCATTGAACTGCACCAGACTTTTATATCTGATACAGTTTATCAATCCAGAAAACTATTACCGCTTTACATTCAATCTGCTCCAATCCCATGTCCCATCTGCTCTATATCCATCAGATGTTTTGTGTTCTTTCATCCACTTCTTCGCTTCAAAGGAAGTATTAAAGCTAATTACCATCTCTGCTTCTGCATCCATCACTATAAACTGTTCAAAAGGTAATTCTTCATCTCTGTACAGTTCATACCCGAACCCACTAAATACGAATTTCATTTTATGACTCCTTTCCGTGCTTTGCACTCTACGATGCGTCTTGGTACTTTTCACGTTTCCCGCTCATTGATACAACGGCGAGAACGTTACTGCTTCTCTTAGTCCGCATCTCTATCTCTTTACACTAACATTATACTACACAATATATCACCCTGTCAAGTGTTTTTCTGACCTATTTTTCAAATTTCAAAAATAGGCTGTAAAGTTGTCATCGACCAAGGTTGTCAGAATATTCAATAAACCATGGTTTTATCAAACAATAAAAAATGTCCTCTGAACTTCAGAGGACATCATTTTCACAATTCATATAAATATTTAGGAAGGAAATATCTACGCTTACCAGAATCAAATTCAATAAGATAATTTCCATCTTTATCATTCAGCGCATCTATAACTGTACCATTTCCGTAGTATCTTGAAAAAACTCTTTTGCCAATGTATATATTTTTTACAGGGATTCGATTTTTAACTCCTCTATCCATTTCTAATATCATCATTCTAACCGCACCCTCTGCGTTATATTCGTTCATGATATCTCCTTTCTTCAATCACATATTGAATGGTAAATTATTATCATCTACTGGATCATTGGGATAGTGTGTATTCTCATACACATCGGCCCAGAAATCTTCTTCAGTTCTGTAATATCCCTCACCGTTATACTTATCGAACAGTTCTTCTTCCCATTTTTCTACTGCTTCCTCAATACTCATCCTCATCTTGTTACTCCTTTCTGCGTCTTTGACGCTTGACCGTTCTTTATCTTACAATAATATTGTACAACATATTTTATGTGGATGCAAGCACTTTTTTCTTTAGGCACATGAAATTCTGCACATTTTGATAGTTTGGATTGTGCAGATTTTTAGAACTTAAAATTAGGCAAAAAAATAAATAGAGAGGATGATCCTCTCTACTGCCGTTTTATATATTTCCCATATCTTGCATACGGGAAGTACATAATATTATCATGAAACTGGATGTAGGGCTTTCCTCCCCTTCCAGTTTTCACTTCATAAGAAGTTACCACTTCATCTAAATATTGAGTATCTCCCTTGATTTTCAGTATCCCATCAGCTAACTCTTTTACGAGTTTGCCCTGACATTCAATCATGATGGCAGGTGCATCAAACTCTTTGAGTTTATCCAGACGCTCCTGTGCCATTCTCAATTCTTTCTCCAAAATCATTTCACGAATAGTCATTGGTCAAATAAATCTCCTTCTAATTTTTTAATCTCCACACACCCATGTGCTTTAGCAAATTCTTCAACTTCATCCCATGTCAAGCATAATTTACCTGTTCCTTTAAATACTCCATTCTCTAACAAATGAGCGGCATATTGATAAGGATGTTCTTTTCTATCCACACTCCCTTCAAGTAATGACCAATCTGTTTCTTCCCATACTACTGTATTCATATTATACCTCCTCAGTATTATTTGGTTCAATTTTTAGCCATTCTGCATAAAATTCTACATAATCCTCTTCCGGAATATCCATCGGATCAATTTCACATCCGAACAAATTATTTAACCATTCACGAAATCCCATTTTTAATCTCCTTTCAACTTTGTAGATTGGGTGTTTTTTCTCTGTTATGCCTGCACTATAGTATGTATAGTGCAGGCTGAACGTCTATCATACACGCATGAACTGATCCAGATAGTATCTTACTCCCTGTTTTCTGATATAATCTCTACCAGCAGGAGTAGTATTTACTGTATGACGGCGAATCTGCTGACGAGTGTTGCCAAAATTGAAACAGGCAATCACTTTATCTTCAATACCACGTTCAACTCCCAGAATTTCAATCCCTCCCCAGTTAGAAAGAGTGAGAACTGCAACAGGATTTACATCACCATAGACTTTATACAGGGCTTCTTCTTTCATTTTAATTTCCTTTCTGCGCTGTGCGCTTGCTTATTTCTCTTTACATTAAACATTTTACTACATAATTATGTACCTGTCTATACTTATTTTTAGATAAAAATATGCAGATTTTTAGATTGGGAATACGGAAAACTATATATAAAACCATGGTTTGCTTTTCAGTAAAAAAAAACGGGCAATCGCCCGTTAATCTTCAAGCTGGTCAAAATTTCTGTATCCGGTAACAGCATAAAGAATATCCAGCATAGTCTCTTCAGTAAAACCATTGATATCAGTTACCACTCTGATAGTCTCTTCCGATACACCCAGTTCTTCAAGTTTATCCCACATTTCATTCTTTCCCATCACTTAAACTCCTTTCTGTTCGCCGCCTGAACTGCTCCGTAAAGCCATCCGTTGAGATAATCCAGATTGTAGCAATACTGGATAAATGTAGTTGCATCTGCAGGAAGATAAACATAAAATCCCTTGCCATAATCTTCTTTCTCGATTCTCGGCTCACCAAAATTCGTTACAAATGCATTATAGTTATCTCGGATAATATCCTTCTGCCTCTGTGTCATAGTTTTTACCCTCCTTGAGTTTTTATTATTACATTGCCATTACCGCATCTTCATCATCTGTGAATTTACGAGATCCATACATAGAACGAATTTCATCAAGGCTCATAGACTTTTTGCTAAACTTTCTATAAGGTTCACGATGATAATACCACGCACACTTGTTCTTGGAAAACTTGAACCCGTACCCTTTCAGAGTATCTTTATGTACTTTGGTATTTCCTGTACACCAGATCCATGATCCACACAACTCAACTTCGATTCCCTCGAGTTTCAGCAGTTTGTTTATAAGATCCATGAACTCTTCTGCTGTCTCATTGGTCTCTTTCGTATACTTTACGCCCTCTTTATTTACATGGACGTTTTTCAGTTCTTCAAACATCCGTGTAAACTCATTCTGCATTTCTTGGAAAAGTGCTGTCGTATCTTTACCAGGATTGTTATCAGGATGTAACTGCATAGCTACTTTCCGATAAACTTTCTTCAGTTCTTCCGCTGTCTCACAGCCTCTAAAGTAATTCGACATTTGAAAACTCCTCTCTGCATCTCTTTGATGCTCTTATTCTTTACATTAAACATTATAGCACACATTTATATATCTGTCAATCGTTGGATTCTAAAATTCTGCACATTTTATACGTTGGCGTTATACATATTTTTAGAACTTACAAAATAAAAAAGACGGGCATTTGCCCGTCAATCTAAAATTTGTGCTTCCTCTATATCATAAGGTGCAATTCCACTAAATACATTCCATATTTCTTTTTCATTTTTCAAATACACTTTGGCATCTCTATCAAACTTACTTAATACCTCAATCAATTCTCCGACCGTCATAGTAGTTAAATCATTTGTCCCATAATCGCTTCTATGTATTGTATCGCTATCATAAGGATCAGAATTAATGTATACGTTTGCAGGGCCTAAATCCTGCCACATATAATCATCCAATTCTATAAACTTATCATGTTTCCACTCCTGCATATCTTTAAACAGGTCGCAGGCTTCATCTTCATCATTTGCCAAAACAATTTCAGTTTCGTACACTCCAGGCGCAATTTTAGTTTTGCGCCCAGATTCAAAATCTATATCAAACTCCGTTACCTCTGCTCTTACTTTCCATTTTCTCATCTTTCTTCCTCCTTATTTCACTACATTACTGTCCAACTACTATATCCACAAACGGCACATTTACAAAATGGATTATTCTTAGGATACATCAAAATATTTTTTACAGATTTCCCCGCTCTTTTAAATTTAGAAACTGTACCACATCTATCGCATCTAACAACATATTTATACGATTCAGGTTTTATTAAATCCGCAACTCCCCGTTCATCAGATGATGCACACCGTGTAATATTAAACATCGGATATTTACGATTTATTAAATTTGCACATCGTTTCCATTCTCCTGTATGCGACATACGATCCTTATGTGCATGAAGATATTCATGGATTACAGTATT